GTTGTGATGACGGCTGTAAATCATATCCTGGAGTTGCTTGAACTGAACCTACCATAATTTTAAATTTTTAAATTGTTTATATTATTTTTTACTTTTAATACGCAAACCTCGACCTGAGTCTTGATTTAACGCTCTAATTTGCACTCCATCCTTTTTAGCAATTTCTGGTGTTTTTCTATCACTCATGTTTACATTTTTAATTTTACGAGTGACATCCTCCGTTGCATCTGAAAGTCCTTGCTCGTAAAAAAACTTTGCAAATCTTTCAGGATTTTGTGCGATAGTCAATGCCCTATGAAATCCTTTTGCGTCTTCGAGTAAACCATCTTTATTCAGAAAACTTGTAAAAAATTTATTTACATCTGAATTAGATTCTTTAATCTCATCCACATTAGTAGGTTTATAACTAACAATTTTGTCTTCACCTAATTTGAAATCAAAACCTTTGAAATCGTTGAAAACCTCATTGGTCTTTTTTAAGAACCAATCTCTTTTCTTGTTAGTCTCCTCTTCATAAGTCTTAGACTCATTTATATATTGCTGATAAGCCTCCAGTGCTTCTTTGTCCTCCTTAGAAATCCCAGCCGTGCTTGACTCAAGTGGCTGTTTATACATTTCTTTTTGTTCATTGAAAAACTTCTTAGCTTTTGCAATCGCTTTCTTCTTTGCTAATTTTATTTTCTTAACTTCTTTTTCTTCATCTACTTCTTCATCATAATCAAACTCACTCATGAAAATATCTACATCATCTTCATCAATGGCTTCTTCAGTAGCTAAGTAATATTCTTTTAGCAAATCTTCTTCATTCATAGAATTAAAGTCTCTGTTTAATTTAACATAATCATTAATTCCACGACCTGTTTTTTCTTTGTAGTCTAAATAAGCAGCAATATCTTCTGGTAACTCTTGATTGGTTTCTGTAGTTTCAAACAATTGCTCTACAGAATCTATCTGCTTATCGTACCTATTTTTAATATATGAAAGAACGTCTTCCTCACTTAACTCTGAGGACTGAGCTGGAGCTTCTGGCTCAACAGTTTGTTCTGCCACCGGCTCCTTTGTTTCCTCCACTGGAGCTTCCTCCTGTGGTGTTCCTTCTGCTTTTTCAAGCAGTTCCTGCTCAACTTCTTGAACAGATTTTTCTTCTGTGCCATCTAAGGCTCTTACTTTTAATTCCATTTGATTTAATTTTTACAAAGTTAATAATAAATATCGTTCAAATTATTCACCTATTTTGGTTCAAATTCTGCTAAATCAAACCCGTCTAACGAGTCTTCATTAGATTCAAACCTTTGAGGTGGTAAATTGTTTTTTCTCTGTGTGATTAATTGAGATTGCTCAGAGTTTTGCTGACTGATTCTATTTGACTTTGCTTTTTCTCTTGACTTTTCTCTGTCTGATAAAGCTTTTTCAGATATATCTCTCAGTTGCATATTGTAATCAAACTCTTGCTGCATCAATTGACTCTTCAATAACGCTTCATTCTTTTGCTTTTCAATCTCAAATGCAATCTCTGCTTGTTTCAATTGCATCTTACCTTGAAGTTCTGCTTGTTGTTTTTGTAACGCAAGCTGTGAAGCCATCTCTTGTGCTTTGAGTTGTTGTTGAGCAACCATTGCTTGTTTCTGCATTTCTTGTTGTTGCTCCTTCTCTTGTTTTTGCTTTCTCTTTAATTTTAATAATTGGTTGGCAAGTTTGATATTTTTAATTTCCCTTATATCTATTGCATCTTCTAAATTAATATCTTGTTTAGATAATGCCATCTGAATATTTTGCTCTAGTTTAGCTTTCTCTTCCTCATCTGGAGCAACTTCAATGAAAATACCAAAATCATATACATATAAATCAGATATGTCATTCAGAATACTTACATTATACTTTCCGATTTTATTTACAAAATCATCTTTGAAATCTGCATATTCTAATATATCAGCGACTCTATACGTTAATGCTTCAGATATACTTCTATAAATATAAAGACTACCGTCTAAGATATGACGAGTAGCGGTGTTTGAATTTAATGCTGCTAGTTTTTGTAAACCAACTAAAGCATTAGCATCAGGTGTTGAAGCATCTCTTGCTTCATTTAATCCAGTTACTGTTCTAATCATATTTAAATAATGATTGTAATTAGTAATAAGCATCTGTGTTTTTGATGCTCCTGAATTAGAGGTTAATTGTTGTATTGGAACTCTTGCATTGTTAAACTCTCCTTCTTGGGTATAAGACCTACCAATAACAGAACCTGTCTGGAAATATAATCTTAACGCATCTTCAGGATTGTATGCATTCCCTGTTCCTAAATCTACTTCATTTAATCCATCTGCATCAATATACACACCATCTGGAACTACTCTTGAAATAACTTGTTGTAGTTTTAAGTGTGTCATTTGTATTAAGTCTGTAAAAGGAATCATTCTTCTTACTAAAGATTCAATTACTCCTTTATACATTCTTGGTGCTACAGCTACATAATTAGGTAAAGCGTGCTGACTTGCAGACTTTGGTCTAACCATATTTTGAGCTAGCTCCCATTTCAACATAATGTTGGTACCCATAACCATAACGCCATTATACCAAACATCTATTGTCTTTTCTATCTTTTCAAATCTTCCTTCCTCCATCATTTCTTCTGGTGGATTGAAAGTATCATCTTTTTCTATAACCTTATTCCCTCCTGTTTCTAATATCTTTTTCTTATACACCATCTTTTTTGTGGTCTTATAATTAAAATACATTAAAGTACAAGTATCTCTGTAGAAAATATCATTCTCATAAAACTGAGCTGTATTATAATAATCATACCAGCTCTGGCTGTATTTACTTATTTCTTCAAGGTCTTCTCTAGTTAGTGTTGGGTCTATCTTGATAAGTTCAGTTATAGGTAATGTTTTAATCTCACCCCAATAAAAACAATCTTTAAAGTGAGGGTCTTCTGTATAACTATATACCACGTTTGCTGGGTCTACATAAGATATTTCAACACCAGCTCCTGGTAAAAATTCATGTTTAGCTACAGATATACCTAAAACTGTTAAATCATAATCTAATCTTTTTCTTAAATCTGCATAATGATTCTCTTCCAATATAGTATTGATAGCTTCTTCTTCTGCTATCTCTATTGCAGGTTTATAGTTTAACTGCATATATAATGAAAGTTCTTCATCCGTATTTGGTAAATCATCTTGTGGTAACACAAAAGGATTAATACCTGTTTCTTTTTGTATGATTTCTAATGTAGGTCTTGCAAGCATCTCACCTTTTACTAGGTCTTGATACTTACTTCTCTTTGACTGAGACAATGCGTCTTGTGCATACGCTTTTACTTTGAAGAGTCTATCTGACATTCCATTAACTACAATGTCTACAAACTTTGGAATAACGGGAACAGGAGTCCAATCTAAATTTAAATAAGATAAATCGCCATCAATAGCTAATTCATCTTTATATTTTTTTATCGACTGCTCTCCTCTTGCGTATAAACGAAGCTTGTGAAAGTCTCTCCATTGATTATAATATCTGCACTGGTTCCCGTCTTTTTTAAACCATTCATATTGTATGGCTTGTCCAATCTGTAAACCAAACTCCATCGTTGCTTTTTCAGCATCCGATACGAACTGGCTAGGAAACCCTACAGATGAAATTTTTATTTTTACGTCTTTCATCTGATAATCTGACTTATATTGCCTGTATTAGTATACCTTGCAAAGTTAACTTTTATTTTTGATTCTTTTTTTTCAGGCTGGTACAAATGCTTTTGACAAGCCATTATTGCAAGTCCTGAACTAATTGTTGCATCGTATGCAGTTCTTTTAGTTATATCAAATCTTGCCCAGTCTTCTAAGGTTTTTGTAAACGGCATACTTCCCATATCATCTTCATCTCTAAATGTTCCGTTTATATCCATACCTACGTGCTTTTCTATATAAGATTCTACAGCTGCTGCATGAGCTTGTTTTACATCCTCACTACTGTTTGGAATACCACCCAGCTCTCTTTCTGATTTAGATAATTTATTATATAATTTATCTGGTCTATTCATACTGAAACCTCTATATCCTCTGTTTTTAAAATGATACAATAATCTTGGTTTGTTGTTTTCTACCAGTATAGGCATACCATAAAATACACAAGCCATTAATACTTCTTCAAAAAATATCTCTGCTGTTTGTGGTCTTGCTATGTATTCTAAAAAAAACTCATTGCTTGGAGCTTCATCCATATTAAACTTAGTCAATCCATGCAACGCACCATTAGAACCTCTGCCTCCAACTGTTCCTGATATATCATAACTATCACAACCAAATGCTCCAATATGCTCATTGCCAGGATATTTGATTCCGTTTCTAGTTATGACTTTGTTTTGTAATCCTTTATTGGGTGTCCAAGAAACTAAGAATCTACCTCGATTGTCTGGGGTCCATATTACTTTACTGTCTTTTATCCCATCCTTCCAATGAAATGAA